CGCCATCACCCGCAAGGCGGTGGACGATAACCTCTACAAGCGCCAGTTCAACCCCGCCAACCTGAACATGATGCAGTCGTTCAATCAGACGCAGGAAATTCTTGCGGCGAACGTGCTGAACACTGCCGGCGTGTACAATGCGGCTGTGGGCGGTGACGGCGTTTCTCTGGTTAACGCCAGCCATCCGGTTGATGGCGGCACCTACTCCAACACCTTCAGCACGGCGGCTGATCTGAACGAAAGTTCCCTGCTGAACGCGATGATCCAGATCCGTACTGGCTTCGTCGATCAGCGCGGCCTGAAGCTTTACGCCCGTGGCCGAAAGCTGGTCATCCCGCCGCAGCTTGAGCCGACTGCTCTGCGCCTCATCAAGACCGCGCTGCGCCCCGGCACCGCCGACAACGACATCAACGCCATCATGTTCACTACTGGTGGTCTGAAGGACGGCTATCTGGTCGATGACTACCTGACCAGCCCTTATGCCTGGTTCCTGCTGACCAACATCCCCGGCCTGCTCTACCTGGAGCGCGTGCCGTTCGAGATGGATATGCAGGTGGACTTCACCACAGATAACCTTCTCGTGAAGGGCTATCACCGGTACTCCTTCAGTTACTACAATCCAAGGGCCATCTTCGGCACCTTCCCGACCTCGTAAGGAGAGCAGATAATGGCTGGCCCTGGTAGCACTTATACCGGCCCCCTCATCTCGGGGCCTATCTGGAACCCTGGAGACTTTCGTGGCCCGGTTAACACCGGCCTTGTCCTCCTGACGCAGACGGTTACTCTGACGCAGAACGGCGCGACTGCCGTTACCACGCCGGTTTACCTGCCCGCCGGTTCGCAGATCACGGATTTCAACATCGATACCACAACCGCGTGGAACTCTGGAACATCCGATCTTCTGACCATCGGCCTCGCTGCTGCTGGGACTGACTTCCTGAGTAACACTAGCGTTGCCGCCACTGGCCGCGCCAGCGTCGGTGCAGCTGGTTCAACCGTCCCGTACACTGCCGCGCAGCTCTCCGCGATGAAGTCGGTTGGCGCTACTACTGGCAACGGAGTGCCGATCTACATCACAGTAACGCCGGCCGGCACCACTGCGACGACTGGCTCTACTACCGTTACCGTCTTTTATATCCAGACCGTCCAGTTGAACGCTGGCGAGGCTTAATAGGAGCTTATCATGGCATACAAACATGGCGGCGATGTTCACAAGGCCGTAAAGGAAAAGTCGATGCACCGCATTGCGAACCCGAAGCACCGCAAGACTGGTGGCCGCGCCGAGGAAGAGGAAGACGGCAATTCTGGCGTCGATACTCCGGAGCCGGATACCGACATGTCCTACACTTATCAGTCCAACGTCACCAAAGAGGCGAAGGACGAGAAGAAAAAGGGCGGCGCCATCAAGAAGGTCGCCAAAAAGAAGGGCGGTGAAGTCGCCAAGAAGAAGCATGTCGGTGAAGTCGAGGGCGAGGCCAAGAAGCACCGCCTGGACCGCCCTGGCCGCAAGCGCGGTGGCGGTGTTGGCGCCGATACTTCCCCGCTGACCACTGCCGCCAATACCAGCGAACGCCGTGGCCCGTCCAAGGCCGACGACGATCGGGGGATCACGGGGGAAGAGTAGCCCTTCACCGCAAATCCGGTGGCCGTGCAGACGGCCATTCGGGCGAAGGGCACGATAAGCCGGAAAAATGGATCGCAGGGGCAATAAAACACCCTGGCGCGCTCCATAAGGCGCTCCACGTTCCAGAGGGCGAGAAAATCCCGGCCAAAAAGCTGGAAAAGGCTGCGAATTCGGATAACCCTACACTCGCCAAGCGTGCTAATCTGGCTAAGACGCTTAAGGGCCTGCACAAGGGCTAATTTCTTGGAGGTCTGATGCCTAATCCATTTTACGCGACGGTAAGCACCACTGGAACTTCCACCGTTTGGCTGGCGGATTATCGTAACGCGCCGTTTAACGTGAGCGTGCAGGTATATGTTCCGGGCGGTACTACCGTTTCGTACGAAGTGGATTTCACGCTCGACGATCCGAACCTTCCCTATCCGAGCCTCCCGCCGCAAGAATGGACTGCGCTGGCACAGTTCCCGGCAGGTTCCACCACAACGATCACGGCGGCGATTACCAATCCGATCGTCGGGCTTCGTCTCAACGTGGCGTCGATTTCTGGCGGTCCTGTTTACTTCAAGATCATCCAGGGCGACTTTATCGGCACTTAAGGAGGGTGTTAGATGAGCAACACTCTCGGAGGCATGTCGGGCACATATAACTTCTCGCCCGCCTCTTCGCAGCTAATCCTCTATGCGTTTGGCCGGTGCGGCATACGTGGCCCGCAGTTGCAGGCCGAGCATATGCGCGACGCTTACACCGCCATGAACATGATACAGGCGGACTGGTCTAACGATCAGGTAAATCTCTGGACCGTCGAGCTTATCACCGTGCCTCTGGTATACGGCCAGACGGCCTATACAGTCCCCAGCAATGTCATTCTGATCCTCGATGCCTACCTGGAAATGAACCCAGGCACATCGGACCCGATTGATCTCTATATGTATCCGATCAGCCGCACGGAATACGCGGCATTTCCGGACAAGGTGACGCCAGGCCGGCCAACGGTCTATTGGTTTGACCGCACGCTGTCGCCAAGCGTGTATCTGTGGCAACCGCCAGTAGATGCGTCGTGGACGTTTAACATGTATTGTTGCCGTCAGATACAAGACGCGAACACGCAGAACCTGCAACAGCCGGAAATTCCGTATGGCTATCTCAAGGCGTTTTCCGATGCCTTGAGCGTTGAACTGGCCATGATCTATGCGCCGGATAAGGTGCCGATGCTGCAAGCCGCCGCCGCCGCGTCTTACAAGCGCGCCAAGGACATGGGTAGCGAGCGGGCTTCGTTGTACCTGTTCCCAGGCATGGGGAACTACTACAGATGAGCTGGCGTCCACATGGCAGGGCATACGTAAGAAAACATAATCTCCAAGCTTGGGGGTCTTGTGATCGTTGCTCTATGTGGTGGAATCGAGACCAGCTAACCTTTCAATTTGAATGGTCATCGACCCAGCTTTACAATAAACGTCTGCTAGTCTGCCCTATCTGCCTGGATAAGCCCTTCGAGCACTACCGCGCCATCATCGTTCCCCCCGATCCGGTTCCGGTGATGAACCCGCGCCCTGATGTGTATCAGGTGCAGCAGGACGGCCCGACGAACCTTATGGACCAAAACCAGGAACTCCTAACCGACACCAACGGAGCGCCAATACTTGCGACATCTACGGGAACGCAGAATACGCCGCCATATCCATTTGCTGGCTTCACGATGCTTCGCGCTGATGGTGGTGGCCCAATCCAGCAAATCGCCGTGCGGGATGATGCGTATGCCGTTCAAGCCACGTTGCAAAACGACGTACAGGTAACAGATACGACGGGAAATCCGGTGTTTTCAACGACACCTTCGACAAATCCCAACACATCGTATAATAATCTGAACAGGTTCAACAATCCGCCGGGGCAAGTTAACGCTCAGTACGCATTTCCGGTCGTTTTGGATATAGAGGATTAGTCCGTGAGTTTCGCCACATATCCCTCTCCAAATACGCCGCTGACCGGTGCGGAGCTATTTATGATAGCTCAATCGCAGAATGGGCGGCTTGTGACATGCACGGCGACACTGAATGACGTGACAATCTCGAATGTAAGCATTGCACAGTTTGGGGCAGCTTTCGCGGCGTGGTTCGCAACGCTCCCTACATCTGATGTAGGCCAGCCTGTGGGCGCTTTCATCAATAGCGGCGGTACGTTGCAGCAGGTGCAATCCTAATGCCCGCAGGTAATTCATATCCAGCACCTAATCTCCCCCTGACTGGCGCTGAACAATTCACGCTGTTTCAGCAGCAAGGCTCAATCGTAGCGACGTGCACGGCGTCAATCTCTCAGCTTGCGGTCTCAATCGCTGCAAGTTCATTTTCGTCTCCCCCCCCAATTGGCAGCACAACGCCAAACACTGGCGCTTTTACTGATCTGACAGTTACAGAATATCTTGCTACATCAATTACGACTGGAATTGTCGCATCTGGAGCATCTCAGTCAACAGCTACGCTATTAACGACACAAATGAACGTCGTTAATAATGTCGGTTCAGGGACCGGAGTTTTGCTTGAGCCTGTTTCGGCGGGAACGTTCGTGCGCGTATTCCATCGCGCATCTGGTGGACACACGCTATCTGTCTATCCGCCATCGGGGCAGCAAATAGAAGCCTTGGGAACAAACAGCCCCTCTGGTATGATATACGGGCAATCGAATGATTATTGCTACGTTGGGAGCAACCTGTGGCTCGTGAAATAATGAAGAGATTTATCGCCGTGACTGCCGTTCTTGTAGGCGGCGTTGCCTACGCGCAGCCTATTCAGGGGCCATTAGAGGCGCAAAACTCTCTTGCGGAAATCACGGCGAATGGAACTCAAGCGACCGCCAGAAGCAATATTTCCGCCGCCGCAAGCGGTGCGAACTCCGACATTACGTCACTTACCGGCCTGACTACTCCGCTTGGCGGTGCTTACGGAGGGACTGGCATTAATAACGGATCGAAGACGATTACTCTGGGCGGATCACTAGCAACGTCTGGTGCCAATCCGCTGACGTTTACGACGACCGGCACGACTTCGGTAACTCTGCCGACCAGCGGAACGCTGTTTTCCAGCGCATCAAGCATTCCGTATACAAATCTGCCGGCATTGTCAGCTAATCAGGTGCTCGGTTCTCTCACGGCAACCACACCTAGTGGCTTGTCGGTTCCTGCCTGTACGGGCGCTAATGCTGCGCTACAATGGGGCGCGGGCGCCGGATTTGGGTGTGTGACGATCAGCTCGGGGACAAATGCGCCAGGTGGGGCAAATACGAATGTCCAATATAACAACTCAACTGCATTCGGCGGCAATTCCAGCTTCACTTATAATGGCTCCGGCAGCATCGGGCTGGGAACCAGCGGTTCGACCACCGGCAATATCGCCTTCGCCAACGGCACAAGCGGCGTAGTCAATCTGACCGTCCCGACTGGCGCGCTTGGCACGGTGACAGATTATCTGCCGCTTGGCGGTACGCTGCTTACGCTCGGCACAGCGAACAATACCTATGCAACGCTGGGAGCGAACTCCAATATTACCAGCTTAACCGGGCTGACAACGCCTCTTTCCTCGTCTCAGGGCGGCAGCGGTGTGAATAATGGCTCTACCACGGAGACGCGCGCCGGCAATGTGACGTTTAGCGGTGCATATCCGGTTACACTTACGGCGACGGGATCGACTGGCGTTACTCTGCCAACGACCGGCACTCTGCTGAATAACGTGGCGTCCAGCGTTAATACTGTAGTTGGTGCAGCATCCTCGACGACGCGGACCGATCTGTCCGTGCCGTCCTGTTCCGGCTCGTCTAACGCGCTCCAATGGACTTCCGGTACCGGCTTCGGGTGCGGCTCCATTACCGGAACAGCGGCAACGCCTGGCGGCTCTACGGGACAGGTGCAGTACAACAACGCAGGTGCATTTGCGGCAGCGCCAGGCTTCACGTTCGACGGGTCTAGCGCCATCGGCCTCGGTGTCGCCGGTTCGACCGTCGGTAAAGCCGTGTTCAGCAACGCCACAAGCGGCTCGATCACGCTTCAAGCGCCTACGGGCGCGTTGGGGAGTGTAACGGATACGCTCCCGGATGGGGGTACGCTTCTCACCACGACTGGTAGCGGCGCGAGCCTGACGGGCGTGGCGTTCAGTGGTGCCAATAGCAATATCACGTCTTTGTCTGGATTGACCACCGCACTGTCTCCTTCCCAAGGCGGCACCGGCATAAACAACGGTTCAAAAACGGTTACGCTTGCAGGGAATTTAGCAACGTCCGGCGCGAATTCTCTGACGCTTACGACGACCGGCACAACTAATGTGACTATGCCGACCAGCGGAACTCTACTGAACACGGTAGGAAATTCAAGTTCTACCACCGTGGAGCCATCCGACGCGACAACCGCCGTGTCTTTAGCAAACTTCTTTGATGAGACCAAAAATGTCTATTCTTATGGCGCAACTGGAAACGGTGTTTCCAATGACCTTGCGGCGGGGAATGCGGCTGCTGCTGCCGCTTCGTCAAGTGGTCAGGTTGTTTACTATCCGCCAGGGTCTTATAATTTTGGGGGAAGCACTGGAAATACCGAAACAAACGATCCTCTAAACCTGCTCATCGGAGCAAGCTTCCCGAACGGCGCGCCTTTCGGATGCACCACGCAATTGTTCAATAATCCATCGTTTGATCTGTGCCAGGCAATGAACGTCCAGACAGGAAATCAGTTCATGCAGGATGATACTGGCATCCTACAGCCGACCGCCGCGACAAATCCGGCATATGAGAAAAACGTATTCAGCGCTTTTATGCAGCAAAACGATAGCAGCCCTGACTGGGCTTCCGGTGATACCCATGATGGCGTTGCCGTATTTGGTGACGCGACCATGGGGGCAAGCGTTGCTCTTGGCCGCGAATGGGGCGCAAATTTCGTAGCTAATAGCACTATGTCTGGCGCTGATGGGCTTCTGACTGGTATTGAGGTCGATATCGAGCCCGGTATAGCGCAGACGGCTCTTAATTCCCCCACATCTAAAGTAGGGTATACGGTTTTCAATCTCGGATCAGCCGAAGCGACAGCAGGCATGATCATTGGTGCGAACACATCTGGCGGCCCGACAAATGGCTTTTACAATGGCCTCGTATTCCAGTCATCCAATGATTTTGGAGGGGATGCTTGGGGGTTGTATAATACAGGCGGTAACTGGCCCGCTTGGGTAGATAATGCAGGGAGCGAAGGCGTAAACGCGCTGATTATTGGAGGCACCCCGCCATCTGGAGCTACGCCATCATTCCCGAGCCAGACGAATGGCACACTATCTGTCACATCGAGCACCACGGGCGCTATAGCTACGTTCACTGATACCGCCGCAAATGGTGCGACCATTGCCATTACTGGGAATGGAGGAACAACTCCACATAAATTTTTGGCAGTCGGTAGCGGAAATCTATATATCAACAATAGTGCGGATTCTGGTCATATTCTAACCCTGACTGATGCCGGAACATTAACCGTCCCTGCCGATATGCAATCGGCAGGGTTTGCGTTAACCAACCTCATGAATTATACAACAATTCCGACGATCGCTTCCGGTTTTGGTACATCTCCATCAATTTCAAATGCAAATGGTACTGCTGCGTTTGTGTTGACGGTCGGTTCCAGCCCAAACGATACCGGCACCATTACGATGCCTGCCGCCGCTCATGGGTGGGCTTGTGATGCGCAGGATGAATCCACAGTAAACTCCACGGTCTTCATGACTAGAGAGGTTGGGAATAGCACGACATCCGTCACATTCGATCAGTTCAACAGTTCCGGTGTTGTGCAAAATTGGGCGGCGGGCGATTTATTGGTGATAAAATGCACGGCATTCTAATTCCGGGGTTCTAAATGGCCTATAACTACACCCAATACCAGGTCAAACTTGGAACCCTAATGGCGCTTACGAGCGCCAATCCGGCATCGCCGCCGACTGATCCGTATTTCGCGCAGATTTTGCCGGCGTGTATAGATTACGCTGAGCAGAGGATTTACCGCGATCTCGATATCCAGAGCACGACCACAGATGCGACAATTTATACGACTGCCGGAACGCCGCTTGTAAGTCTGCCGTCTAATCCTCTGGTTTATGTTGTGGAGAGCATGAGTGTGGTGACGGTTGGCGGCAACGCGCCTTCAATCACCGCGCAAACCAACATGAGCCCGGTTGATAAGAACTTCCTGACGGCAACGTTTCCTCCCGCATTTTGGGCAACAGCGCAGGGAATGCCGCAATACTACTATATCCAAGATCAGAATGTCGCCTATGTTGGACCAACTCCAGACCAGGTTTATGGACTATATCTAGTTTACACGTACCGTCCGACAACGCTTAGCGCGACAAACACGACGACGCCTCTTACGCAGATATGGCCAGATTTGTTCTTGGCGTGCAGCATGGTATTCATGAGCGGATACATGAAGAATTTCGGTGCACAATCCGACGATCCGCGCATGGCAGGCTCGTGGGAAGCGCAATATCAAGCGTTGCTCAAAGGCGCACTTGAGGAAGAGAGCCGCAAGAAATCGCTCGGAATTGTATACACGCCTCTGCGTGCTGCTGCGTTCAGCGGCAAGCCTACTCAGGCGCAGTAATGCCCATAGCCTCCGTTAAACTCCGCCCCGGCGTTGACGTAGAGCGGACCTTCACGCTGAATGAGGCGGGGATTAGCCAGACGCAACTCGTGCGGTTTAAAGATTCACTAATTCAATCAATCGGCGGATGGGTCCAGTGGTATTCCCAAACTCTGCCATACGCGCCGCGCGTTATCCTTAGCTGGACAGACCTTAACGGCACCGTTTACACGGCAGTAGGGACGTCAAGCGATATTTACGTTATTAGCGGAAACACGGCGACTGACTTAACGCCAACCAACATTATCGAGAATGTCGCGCCCGAGTTCTCGACGGTTGCAGGGTCTAACGTTGTTACCGTGGACGCATCTGGCACAACTCCGATTGTCGGCCTTGGTATATTCATCAACACCCCCGTTTCTGTTGGCGGCATCATCCTGATGGGTGGCTATACAATCGAAGCGCCGGTTTCCGGTGGTAATTACACGATCACGGTAGCGAACAACGCCACATCGACCGTGAATAATGGCGGCTCTGTGGCGCAATACACGACGACGATGGGCAGCACGGCCATCAATGTCATGCTGAATAACCACACTGAAACTTTAGGCTCGCAGTGGACCGAGAAAGTATCTACTTCCGTTGGCGGAATCACGGTTTCGGGCAATTACATCGTCTCAGCGATTGTTGACGCAAATAACTTCACGATCAATTCCACGTCTCCCGCCACATCTAGCGCGTCGGCTTATGAAAACGGTGGATTAGTCCAGACAGTCTATTACCAGAATGCCGTACCACCCACGCTACCAAACTACGGTTATGGCGTTGGCGGATATGGCCTCGGTGGCTACGGCCAGGGCAGCGTTTACGTGCCGACTTCGCCTATCTCCGCACCGCTGTGGACGCTGGATCATTGGGGCGAGACGCTGTTGGCTTGTCCTGGGAGCGGCCCTATCTACTCATGGACGCCGGGGTTAGGAGAAACGACGCTCCAGATAATAGCCAATGCGCCTGCGGTCAACGGCGGCATCTTCGTGGCCATGCCGGCGCAAATCCTTGTGGCATGGGGCAGCAGCATAAATGGCGTGCAGCAGCCTAACCTTGTGCAGTGGAGCAATCAGCTCGATTACACAGACTGGACGCCTACAGTGACTAATCAGGCCGGAAACGCGACGATCCCAACGGGAAGCCGGATCGTCGGGGCCATACAGGCTCCAAACCAAGCGCTGATATTCACGGATATTGACGTTTACGCCATGAACTATCTCGGCGCATCTGGCAATATCCAGCTTGTGTTCGGGTTCAACCAGATCGCCAAGGGCTGCGGACTTATCGCGCCTCGCGCCGTGGGTGTGCTGAATGGCTCTGTATTCTGGCTGTCTCCTGGGCAGTTCATGACGCTGGGACAGAGCGGCGTTGTTCCTATGCCATGTCCGGTATGGGATGAAATTTGGCAGGACTTGGACACAAACAACCTGAATAAGATCATCGTCGCGCCGAATAGCGTGTTTAACGAAATCGCGTGGTATTACCCTTCGATTTCTGGCGGCACAGGTGAGAATGATAGCTACGTTAAGTTTAACATGCTGGAAAACGCATGGGACTACGGAAAACTTGTCCGCACGGCCTGGCAGGACTATTCGGCGGCTGGCAATCCATTGGGCGGCGATGCTTCTGGCTATCTGTGGCAGCATGAGGTTGGGCAAACCGCAGGCGGCCAGCCCATGAATTGGAGCTTCAGCACTGGCGCGTTCATGATTGCGGAAGGTGACCAGATGGCTTTTGCCGACTGGATTTTGCCGGACATGCGATATGGGTTCATAAACAACTCGTCCACAAATCAGAATGTGTCTCTAGTTGTGTCGTCTTACCGAT